GGGGATTGTTCTATCAGGCACTGAAGAAGGAAATCACTTTTATGGAAATTTCATTCCCGATGTGTGTGTTTACGGTGATTACGACGGTGAAGCCGTAGACAGGGTATTATCCAGGCAGAGAAAGCTCGTGGGTACGAAAGGAAAAAACAAAACGAACGGGGCGTTCATGCTTCTCGATGATTGCATGTACGATTCCAAGTTTTTGAAAGAGACCAGGATACGTCAGTGTTTCATGAACGGTAGACACTTTAACATCTTCTTCATGTTGACGATGCAATACGTAATGGACTTACCACCGGCCTTACGTGCGAATGTGGACTACGTGTTTATACTCAGGGAAAACATCATACAAAACAGAGAAAAACTGTATAAGTCATTTTTTGGTATATTCCCATCGTTCGATATGTTTTGCAAGGTGATGGACGCGTGTACCGAAAACTATGAGTGTCTTGTGTTAGATAACACAGTTAAATCTAATAAAATACAGGATTGTGTATTTTGGTACAAGGCAACTATTCGCAACGGATTCAGGGTGGGAAGTCCACAACTTTGGAGTATGCACAAGAAAACGTACAATCCAAAATATCTAGAACAACAGGAGGCGGATGCAAAGAATGCCACTAAGAAAACACGTCTCACAGTCACGAAACGAAAATGACGATGCGTCACTCAACGATTTCAAAAAAGTCAGTCTACATAAATGTCGACTGACGTCCGGACGTTGAATCTCTCTGAAAATGACGATGGAATGGTGCCTCTCACGACTTCTTTCGTGCAACAAAACCAACCCGAAAAAAATGTGAGTCAAAATAAAGAAATGACCATGGATTCCACTCCAATCTCCGACATCATGGGCCAACCAGAGATGCCACTTGAACCCCCAATGATGGAGTCCGATCCACGCGTACAGCAGCCAATTGTCATGCAACAGCCCATGGTTATGCAGCCACAGCAGCAGCAGCAGCAAATGGCTCCACAAACTAAGAACCCATTCAACCTTACTGATGAGCAGATGCAAGCCGTCGTTGTTGCGGCGTGTACTGCGGCTGCCATTAGTAAGCCTGTGCAGGAAAAGCTCGCCAATTACGTGCCACAATTCTTAAACGAACAGGGACACCGAAGCATGGTCGGCCTCGCGGCGACCGGTGCCGTGGCGGCTGGTATTTTCTATGTACTTAAGCGATACGCTTAATAACGTATGCGATAAACATAACGAGCGCCTTCATTAAATATGTTAGCGCCAATCAAGCCGATGACAAACGCGGCTATCAATAGCGCCAAAGACTTTCCGGTGCTATTGATATCCTTGCCAAACATCCGAAGATCCTTTTTGACATCACCGATAGTACTTATGAATATAGACGCAAAAGCATACGCGATGCCACAAGCCAATACGATAAACTTGTGATCAACACCCAAATTATCGAGTTTGAGACGCCTGTAACCACCTCTCGCAATCAAGTTGAGGGTGATTGGCATCAACACAAGTATGAGCGCAGAAACAATCCATGGCTTAGTTTCGTTACTCGCCTTGTCCACCAATACTGGACTCAACATGATGAGAAGAGATGCCAACCACATGAAAATAAAAACAAAGAGCTGTCGGTTCATTTATCATATGTATACATTATTTATCCTGGATGTGTTTACCACAAAATTCAGTCTTCTCTGGGATCTCTTGGTACACACCTATGGCAACGCACATAGACTTAAGCTTTTCGTACTTGTCCCAGTAATCTGAACTGTGTTCATATTCATCTACGCACCCGTGTGCGAGTTCGTGTATCAACACGTGCATGATTTCGTTTGGTTCACCGTCTATGCATAGACCTATCTCGTAGCCCTTGTTGACGTTGTACCCAACACTCCCACCTTGGGCCCTGTGGTGCGCTGTGATAGGTATCTCATAAACTAAGTGTGCGAACTCTTCGTCACCAGAGTCTTGTATGTGGTTTCGGAGGATCTCATATTTTTCCTTTACGACGCGAAGCTTCTCTGGTACAGTCGTGTTCATGAGTATGAGTGCATTTATGATGAGTAAAAGTAACACGAGTATCATCTCTTATATACAAAGATAAATTTAGAGTAAAGATCGGATATGGGATTTCCTGAAAGAGGTTCCCATGACTGAAGCCTAAAACCTATTTTTTCTAAACGCGTCACTAACAGATCTCTGTGTGCTATGGGTTCGGACTTTGCACCATCTTCGTAATACGGTGTGTCTTCGAGATTGACAAAAAGTTTTTCACCAAATTGACCATTACTTGTTGATTTCATGACGAAGAAGCTTCCGTTTCCGTAATTAAGTGGAGTCTTAAATATGATTTGATTTGAATCGGGTATGATTCCAATGAGTTTACCCCCTGGTTTCATACGTTTTCCTATCTCTCGTGTACTATCCATGAATAGATCTTCATTTGCAAATATGTAGTGGATCGAAAAGTTATAACACACGACATCGTATTTCCTGTTTGGTGTGGAGATGATATCACCTAAATAAAAATTGACACGAATCTTGTGGGTCTTTGCCCTAGTCTTGGCTTCATTGAGTGCATCCTCACATGGTTCACATGCACTAAGATTTACGTTACATTGTTTATATTTTCCTAGATCACCCCCGAACCCACACCCCACATCCAACACCGCGTCTCCTTCTCTACATACTCTCTGTATGAGTTCTCTCTTCTCCGCGTTGTGATGTTTGCGTATCTCCTCCATACTCCTGTTTGATATTTTTTATCACTCGTTTGACTTAGGCATAATTCGTGATAAAGACGAGTCTTTTCTTTATGTGTATGATTTAGACATTGGTGTGGAATGGATTTTAAAGTAACACCATACTTTTTCAAAAAATAAAAACAAAAATTTTTTTTTATTTTTTACACTTTCTTTTAAAAGAAAAAAGTTTTGAAAAAAAAATAATTTTTTTATAAAATTTATAGAAATAAAAAAAGTTTATAGAAAAAAAATATAAATTTAATTACTAGCTAATTTTAATTAAGTATTAGAAAAATCTCATAAATATGCTATTTCTATGGATGTCTCCACAAGACCAATTATAAACGTAACAATGATTATGACCATTACCTTCCATGAACTTAGAAGCAGAGAGTATGTCCGAATCAAGTCCAACGTCGAGTGTGTTATAAACATCGAAGCCCGCATTTCTTGCTAAAATGACTGCATCTTTTAGGTCTCCAACTCCCGTGTCGTAGAACATGTAGGCTTGCTTTATGTGTATCCCGGTTTTCACGGACGTGTAAGGTACTGAGTAATATGATGTGACGTGATCATTGTCATCTATGTATGTGTACACTATATCATCGACTGGCATGAGATATCTAGACACGTAGTCTTCATCTATCACGGGTGCGATTGAATATTTCGACATGTGTGCATTTAGTGCGCGCGAAACTCTAGGTATGTCTTCTTTGGTCATGAGTCTGTGTTGACAAGACCCACGCACGATGTGAGACCTTTCACGTTCTTGTGAAAATTTTGCCTTATTGAGTTTGGGTACGTTTAAGAGTCTGTGCCAATACTCCGTCTTAGCCACAATCCCGGGAAGTTCGGCGACGGCCGTGTACACGGCTTGCCAAATTCCCCGAGCGTTGGCGCGTCTCCGAATCTCGGATATGAGCAATGGTGCGAGACGTTGATTCCGTAACGTGTCGTGAACACACAAAAAGTTGATCTGGAGAGCATCGAAGGTATCCTTCTTGACCCTGTATTTACACGGCATGCCCGAGATGAACCCGACGAGCTTACCACCCGATTTGGTTCGAAGCCCGAGATTCCACTCGGGTGTTGTCGCCCACTCGACAAACTGTTCGCTGTACTCGAGCGCGAAATGTTCATCACGGATGTAATGAACACGCAAGAGTTCGGCGGCTTCTTTTACGGTACACTCGGACCATTCGAACTGTTCGGGTAATGCGATCGGGTTTGGATCAAAGTCTCTACACGTGTTTATCTCACCCATGTATTCCTCGTGATTTTCTGGTACGGGTTGGGTATTCCAAAACTCGTGCATTTATATACACACGCACTTTAGTTTTAAGTTGGCTTAAAGTTTTGAAACGTGTATAAGTCAGAAAAATGTCTCTCGAGCAAGATTACACTACCGTTCCAGGTCAACTCTATGCGTGTCTCTCCGTGGTTGGTCCAGAATGCCCTCAGAAGAATGATAAGTTTGGTATCAAGATCAGAGGCGCTTTCAACTCTAGAGAAGAAGCTGCGTCGCACGCAAAGCGTCTCCAAAAAGAAGACGCCACTTTCGACATTTATGTCGTGGATATGTATAAATGGCTCTTGATCCCACCGGACCCCACGGTCATCGATGACGTGCATTACACGAACGAAAAACTCGAAGAACTCATGGTTGGGTACAAAGAGAATCAGCAAATGGCTGCGAAGATGTTTGAAGAACGTAAGCGAGACATGATGCAGTCTGGTACTAACATGTATATTAAGCCAGGTGATGAGAACTCTAAGTACTACACGAAGCCAGATGAAGCTCCGATTTCTCACCCGGCCGAAGTCATCGAACGCCTTAAGAAAGAAAAGCCAGACGCTCCCATGGAAGAGCTCGTGAAAGAAGCCGATGCTATCGTATCGAATGAAATTGAGGAACGTAAGAAGAAGCGTGAAGAGGAAGCAAAGGCAAAGGAGTCTACGGAAGCACAAATCAATGAAGGCGGTGAAGTTGAAGAAGGTGAAGAAGCGACCTCCAAGTAAATTTAAAAATTAAAAATAAAATCACGCATATAATAAGTATGTTGACTATCGCACTCAACGTAGTGACCATTCTTATCGCGTTATACATATTCGGTTTAAGTGTGCGAGACCGTCAGGTCAGAGAACTTAAACGGAAGATGGATGAAGAGGACCCATACGTATCGGCCACAGAAGTAGCCGAAGCCGCGTCGAAAGACCCACTTATAGTGAGTCGTGCGTATTTTTTAGAACCCAATAAAGGTGAACCCACGATAGATTTTGAAGGATTCTCATCCTGGTCTAAGGATGACTGGTTGCATGGTTTTCCCCATGAAAAAGCCTAGGATGAAGGCAACAAAGATGACGATGTAGGCCGTTTTATCTAAATTGGAAAAAATATCAATTTTTTCTTGATAATGGGGCATGGGTGGCGGCGGTGGTGGTGGCGGAGGATAATAATACATTTCCTCTTGTTCGTGTTGTTCTTCGGTAGAAATGTGTTCATCCTTCTCCATGATGTCTGGATTATAATCAATCGGGTTACCGATATCACTTTCCATTTTATAATTTCGCGCTTTATTTTTTTAAGTCTATTATTCCTCACTTTCACTTTCTTCATCGTCGTCTACGACGAATCCAGCTAAGTTACCGTTTTCGTCGGCGTCCTCATCATCGTCGTCGAATTCGGATTCAGTCTCTGATTCGGAGTCGTAATCATCTTCATCAAAATCTTCATCCTCTTCGTCGGTGAAATCATCTTCGACATCTTCGATGATTTCGAGGCGTTCTGGAGGCTTGGAAATACGCCCTGAGCGTGTTCTAATGGAAGACATTTATATTATATAGTCATTACATCTTTAAGTCCTTCTATATATGTTTTCAAATTCTAGGATGATTTTTGTTATGATTTCGTTTATTTCTTCGGATACCGGTGTATCCGTGGCAGTCGTGTAAAGCGCGAGTTCTTCCAGATTTTGGACTGCTCTTTCTAGTAATTTCTTTGAAATATCTTCGTGCCCCTTAAATTCTCTGGCCATGTTTATGTTTGCGAGAAACTCCCTGTACAAAATGCCATTAATACCCGAATATTTGTGTGTTTCTTTGATGAGCCCATTCAAAACGTCTGGGTCACCCCCACACTTTACCATTTTGGACGACATGTAAATGACCGCGATTAAGAATATGACAGCAAACATTTATAATTTAGATAGTATTTTATCTATAAGCCTGTGCTTTCTATTTGAACACTTGCACATTTTTTGTATTTCATCTTTTGTTATGGAAAATGTAGATAACGTGGAACACCCTGGACATACGTGATTTGTGGAAACACTTTTCTTTTTTCCTTTTAGGGAATCGATTCTATGAATTTCAAAACTATCATCTTTGACCATATATTTTTTGATGTATGTTTCTAGGTCACCTTTTACATCTTCTTTGTGTTTTTCTTGTGTCTTTTTCTTTGGTGGGGGTTTATATTTTGTGACTTGTAGTTTTTCTACTATATTATCTGGAAGTTGGTGTCTTCTACCAGAAAAGTCTTTGCAAAAACCATAAAAACGCCCTTTCATGGTTTCGCATCTACAGAAACATTTTTGAAATATCGTGTCTCCTAGAACATGAAACCAGACGTGATTGGATCCGTGTGCGCGTTTCGTGTTTTCACAATATCTCGATGTAGTAGCGACCAAGTAGCTATTTTTTTCCTTGTATACATTTTTGATCCGAGCGTTCATTTGCCCTTCCATATGTTTTCGAATGAATGTTTCTAAAAGTGCACACGTTTCTGGATCTTTTAATTCATCCTTTGTTTGGTTTGCTGTGAAACTTCCTTCGACTTTTGTGCGTACACCCTCTATGATCTTTGGATTTTTGCACTCGGTTCTCAATGTCGCCATTTGCATGGTTTCGAGTGTGGGTTCAGGTGATATATTTTGAAACATCGCGAGAGGTCCATGTTTGTATACAAAAATGGGTAGATATTCACCCTGCGTTTCCTTCCCCTTATTGCAACCATCACACCCTTTGCCGCCACATTCTTTGTGTGTCACCCACTTGTGTGAAAATGGCATTCTAAATCCACTACCCCGCGTGTTTCTCTCACTACTCCCATATACAGATAAATCGACAATGTCATTCCAATCTTTTGATCCATATGCGAGATTTAGTGTGTTTATTACGTGTTCTCTAAGAGCTAAAGCTGATGACCTATTTACTGGGAAATTTGGCCAATTTATGTGAACACCCGTTTTTATCACATCATCTACTCTTTTTGGTTTAGATACACAAACGAGTGCATCTTTTCCACCGTATTTACTTACCTTGTCGCATATGACTTTACACACTCGTTGGACTTCTTCGATGGTCATGGGATCGTCATCTTTGTAATCAAGATCTACAAAAAAGTTGTACGCATCTACTGTTTTTTGTTCTACGAGGAACACCTTTTCATTTGATTTCACCGCTTCCACATACTTTTCATAAAATTCTGTCAATCTATCAAACGGTACGGACAATATTCCACCGTCCATGAACACGTGTGATGGATTGGGGTTCTTTCCAAGAAAGCCATGCTCTTTGCACCACTCCTTGAACATACTTACCATTATTTAGACTATTTCTTTTAATCTTCTTCATCGTCTTCGAAGCTTCTCCACATGCTTCTCCTGTAAGAGACATCCGGACACTGAGGTTCATCCTCATTGAGTTTCTTTTTTAAAACCAGCAATTCGTATACTTTATCATCTTTATGCTCTTCAATATACATATTTGCTTTTTTTGGTGTGTATGAATGCCTGTTTACGAGCAAGTCGTGTATTTGCATTAAAATGTAGCTTTTAGACTTCATTATTTAATAGCAAAGGATTTTCTATTCAAAGATGTAACACACGAGTAGAATTCGGGGTTTTCGAGAACATTCTTCGTAATGCGCTCCCATTGTTTTTTAGATTTGAATTCTTGGAGTGTATCAAATGCCATAAAATCATTTTCGTCGTGTGTTCTTTTAATTGGTTGTTTTTGTATTTTTTTAGCTATTGTTTTTTGTTTTTCATCATTAAATTTTTTTATGAGTTCAGTTTGTTCTGGTTTTGTGTAGTTTACGAAAAATATAAACACATTATATTCGAGGTCGACAGTTGGACTCTCTTTTACTGTAAATTTAAATTCTGTATATTCGCCTTTCTTTAAAGAAACCACACCACGAGTTTCTTCTTCGAGTTCACGAAGAGCACAGCGAATTGGATTGAAGATTTCTCTTCTGCGACACCCTCCGGTCACGAATATCCAGTCTTTAAAGCGCTTATCTCTTACTGTGAGGAACCTTGGTTTATCTCCCGTAAATGTTACCGGTACTGCGATCGATTTATATTTTTTCATTGCGATGTCGCAAGTTATAATCGTCTGAGATGTTAATTATCTTGGGACTCGGCAACAACTTTATTGACGGGGACTGGTTCTTCAATTTCATCTTCGTATTCCTCTTCCGTCACTTGACGTGGAGGCTGTGGCTGTGGAGATGGTGTGTGCGCTTGAACGATTTTATTACAGAAACCCTTGATACTTTCGATGTCACTCTTAGTCTTCGTGTATTCTTTGTACATGTATACCGTAGCCGCAATGCATGCGACAATGGCCACGATCATGAGTGTTTCTCTGTCAAAAGAGATCATACTTTTGTGTAATAGAAACGTTGAATTTTTTTAAGTAGCTTCCTCCTGGTTAACTGGGGAGATAAATTTTTCTAGTGTCCTGGATTTGGGGTCATACGTGAGTACGAATACAAATCCTAGAAGAAACAAATACTTCCAAAGCATTTGTTATTAGTGTGTAAATAAATTTAGTTCGAGTACATGAGACCACCCATACCATTTTCAATGCGCAAAATGTTGTAGTTTACGGCATACATGTCGGCATCGAATCTATCAGAATCGATCACAAAACGAGCTGAATCCAGTCGGCTGAAGTTGAGGGATCCAGTTGGTTGAGATTTGGAGGTTTCGAGGCAGAATGGATACAAGAACATGGTTTCATCGCTACCTCTAATTTCAGAAGAAGTGGTGTGGTAGTACTTAGTGCACACGGTGTAGTGTGGGTTCACTGGCTTAGCATCAGTGACATCGGTACCATTGATTTGCAATCGAAGCTTACTGTTAATGAAATCAAGGTTGTTTGGGTTGTAAGCCGCGAGATACTTGATTGGGTGGTTGTAGTTGACTTCTTGGATGGCGGTATTGGATTGGACGGCGCGCTGGGTTTGTGTAATGATCATGTTTTGTGGAGTACCCGCCAAAGTAGTGCGTTCATCGGTATCCAAATAAATGTATTGCGCGTGAACTTCATAGTCAGTCGCACTTGGTTCATTCCATGTGATACGCAATTCCACATCGTGATATTGGAGCGAAATCAATGGAATTGCAGATTGCCAGTTTTCGCAGAACGAAAAGTGGAGTGGGTAGAAGGCCCATGGGGCGGCGGCACCCGCGCTGACAGACTTTGAGTAGTTTTGAGCCATTGTGACTGGCGCAATGTATTGAGAGAAGTGAGAGGTTTGTTCGTCAATGACTTGTCCACCGATCAGAAGTTCGACCTTCTTGATTCGGCTCACCCATTGCGTCTTGGTGAGCGCAGCTGGGGTACGTTGCGTAATGTAGCAGTAACCGAGGAGATCCCCCTTGCGTTCAAAACGAACGGTAGAGATACCACCGGCGGATGGAACACCCTGGAGCACTTGGCGCTCCACGGTTTGGGCGAAGTTCGTGTGGCGACGATAGTTAGAGCGGAAGAAGCTGACTTCGGGTTGACCGACGAGATGGGCATCCTGGGCACCGACGGCGACGAGTTGGGCAATACCACCAGACATTTTATATATATTGAGGTTATTTTTTTATGTGAGGTTATCACATGAGTAAGCACGCGTACGCATTGGCACTGTCCACCATCGCTGGGTATGCATATTATCAAATCATGGAGGCATCTTTACCAACCGAGTCTAACTGCAGTTACATGGCGGCACCCGTGACGGATCTGTTGGCGTTTATCTGGGGTTTCGTGCTCGTGGCGTATGGGTTTCAATACGATAACGCGATTTTGACGTTCATGGGTGCGAGTATCGTGGTCGAACACGTGTTTCAATTGAAAAGAAAGGTATAATTTTTACAATCTGGAGAGATTCTAAAAATTAACGGGAGAATGATTCGAACATTCGACTTCCGGGTGACCTGATAAAACACACATGTTTTATGGGCCCGACACGCTAAACCTCTGCGTCATCCCGTTTGCACCAAAGGAGATTTGAACTCCTGGCCTCGCGCTTACTAAACGCGCGCTCTACCCCTGAGCTATTGGTGCTTTTTTGAATGAAGAACATTCATTCAAAAAAGGACTCCACCCCTGGGTTTCGATCCCAGTACCCTACGGTTAACAGCCGTATGCTCTTCCAATTGAGCTAGGGCGGAATGGTCCGGCCTACCCGATTCGAACGGGTGACCCATGGAGGATTCATTTCATACCACTACAATCCATTGCTCTTCCATCTGAGCTAAGGCCGGATAAGCTCCCACCTGGACTCGAACCAGGGTTGTTGGATTCAAAGTCCAAAGTGATAGACCACTACACTATAGGAGCTATATCATTATTACTCTCCATTTCTTTAAGCTCTTTTGTATATTTAAAATGATACATCACTAATGAAAATAAACCTGCCGCCACATTCGTGATAGTCATGGGCACCACATCGTAATGTATGGAATACACGAGCGCAAACACACTCGCGAGAAGATTCAGGTGTAAAAAAGAGTAGTTTATCGCTTTCGCATCGTGATTTTTATACACGTGTATGACTTCTGGAATAAACATGATGGTTATGAGTATCGAACTCGCGAACCCAAGCACATCTATGATGTTCATTTCGACTTCTTTAATTCACAATTTTACTTTTTAACCCAGAAATTCATATACGTATACACCAAGTCGACCAGTTATTATATAAGACGAACCATCTTCGGATAATCTCGCGGATAGACCCATATAAGGTATTCCATCAATTCTGCTACCCTTTTGTACCCAATTAGACCCATCCCATTCATAAACATCCGTGTATGAAGTAGTACCACTCAATGTGTAACGCGATATGGTTATAGTTGAACCATCTCTTGATATTGAACCGCGGGTGGTATAAGGTGCACTAAACGTCTGGTTCCATGTGTTATTATAATATTCAAGTACACTTACCGTTTGATATGACCATGACCCATTATCACATAATGTTAGTTTCATACCGTTACCAGAAAGTCTTGGTCTTACCCCTCCACCGGGACCAATCATTAAATCCTGACCAAGTTGATTCCAAGATCCATTTGTGTATTGAAATACTTTTGTTCTGCCAACCCTTTCACCCGAGCTATTGTAATATCCAGCACCAGCCGCGGCGTATATGGTACCATCGTGTGATATTGAAACATGGGAACCGTATCTTTCTGAAATATTTTTTGGGTGGTAGTGTGTACCTATTTGTCCCGTACCTCTCTGTGACCACGAACCACCGGAGTAATGCCAGACGGTTACCCGTCCAACCCCGGTAACAAAATTTATGTCTGGGTCATCATATTCAGCTTCCCCCATTACTACCGAGTTTCCGTCACCCGAAATATCTGCACCCCAGCCACCCCAACTCCCTGTTGTATAAGCGCCATCGTACAGGACGTATACAGTCCCTGTAATGTCTCCACCCACTTGATTCCAGGTTGTTCCACTTGCATACTGATAAACTCTCACGCGACCCTGGCGATTATTATACGTGCGTTCACTTACCATCACTCTAGAACCATCGCCAGATAAACCTATATTAAACACACCATCTGGAGTACTAATTGTACCTATTAAAGACCACGTTCCATTTGATTTTTCGTATACGTAAACTGACAAATTATTTGAAGCCGGATATGCGATTCTATTGCCATCATACGACATACC